CTGACTTACAAAAGAAAATAGAATCGATTGTTGGTAAAATAGATGCCTTACCAGGTCAGGATAGAAATCCTTTCTTAGTTGAGTATCTACACATTGCTAGTTTAACAAGAAAAGTTAATAATATTCAAAAAGATATTGCGAATGATAAGGTTAAAAAAGATGATTTTAGTGAAGAATTAAAATTATCTAAGGATGACTCTACAAAGCAAGCCGTTACTGGCAAAATAACTGATATAACTAATAGAATATCAACAAATGCTGCTTCTATAGCATCGTTAACCAAAGAAATATCTGATGCCCAATCATCATTAAATAAAAAAATGCTCGATGTAGAGAAGAATATGATGGATAATATAAAGAAAATCTCAAAAGAGAAGTGAAAATAGAAAAAATATCATTTTTTACATTTTATATATACTCTATAACATAAAAAAAAATATTAAAAATATGGCAATTCAAATTGGAAAATACAAAAGACCAGGAATCTTCATAGAAGAGTTTGACAATTCAATCATTACAACTCCAGTGGTTGAGGGTATTACTAATATGGTTATTGGTGTTTCAAAAAAGGGACCAGTAAATACACCTATTAGACTTACTACAGTCAATGACTTAGAGTCTATCTTTGGTCAACTTGATAGAGGATTAGAAAGAAAAGGTTCATTTTTCCACAGAACTATTCAAAAAATGTTGGAATCAGCTCCAGTATTCGCTATCAATCTTTTAAGCACAGATGATACATTAGATACTATTGAGTATAAATCATTATCATCATCATCTGGTTATATTAATGATATCGAAAGAAATGGAGCTTATAGAAGATTCTTCGATACAACAGGTTTCTGGAAAAGAGATACTGAGTCTTTCATTAATTTAACTAAACCAAATGCTGGTTATACTGAAAGAGCTTTTAGTATTACTAACCTTTCTGACAGATTCGTTACTGTATTTGTTGTGAAAAGTGCTAGAACTGGTTTTGATAGAACTTTAATCGAATGGTATGGTTCTCAAGAAAAACTTCCGCCATATGTTAACGCTAACGATTACGCATCTGACTATTTAGTAGATGTTATTGTTGTAGGTGGTGACTGGTCTGACTACCAAAACTTGGCTATTGATAATAGATGGAGTGCTTACTTCAATGCGTCTGGTCTTGTTAAGAGTCAAATTAGAAACTTTGCTAATGATAGAAATGTTACTTTATTAGCTTATTACGAAGGATTGTCCTTAATTCCATATTTTAGAGATGCCAATGGTACTAATATTTTTATTGAAACTACAATTAACAGAGATACAGATAAAACTGGAGTATTCTGTGCTTTCAACTCAGATTTAGTTGAAACAGATTACTACAACGGTCTTTTAGACTTAGTTGGACAAACAGTTGCTGGTGTGAATGAAACTGAAATAGAATTCTTATCTTATAAAGAAACTATCGCTGAATCAATTGAAATCACAGCAGTGCCTTTAGACTTACCTGGTAACGTAACTGCCTTGTTAGGTGGTGTATTTACAGGAAATGGTTATATTAACCAAGATCCTCACGCATTTGGTTTAGTTCCAACTGAAACAGGTGTTATTGATAATGGTGATAACAGAACTGCTTGGTTTGGTGAAGGATTTGTTTATGATGTAACTAAAGATACTTTAACATCATCATCTGCTTCTATCGCATTAACTTACACAGCTACTGCTGACGCTTTCGCTGTAATTGGTGATAAAATGGTTCCAGTAACTGGAAATACATTAACAATTAGTGCTAGTGATTATAGCGCTTCATACGGTACATTATCATTTGTATCAGCTTATGTTTTAGACTCAACAGGTTCATTATCTGTAGTATCTAACACAACTGGTGTTGCTTATGGTTCAACACCTACAAAACCTACAGTATCAGCAAGTGATATCGTATTAGGTTATGTAGAATTTGATATGGCTAATGGTGATATCGCAGCACCAACAGTAACAGTTACTGATGTAAATATTGACACAGTTGGTTTCATAGACTTTAGTTTTGGTACTAGTGCTTCTGATGATTATCACATCGCAACTCAAAGTACTCCAGATTCTGGTGTAATTAAAGTTACATTTGAAAATACAAATACTGTACCTTCTGTAGCAAATTACGCACAATACAGAAGATTCAAATTATTCAATAGATTAGTTGATTTAATTGACTCTGCTAATAAAAATAAAATGACTTTATGTTTAGGACCTAATCATGCGTTTGATAAAGTTAGTTTATCTACTATAACAATTACAAATATTGTTAGCTCATCAACATCTAATAAATCATTTATCTTAAATACTGGTTTAACTGATGCTCAATTAAGTGATATTCTTGATGGTTACTTTGTAATCTACACAGTAGATAATGAATTTTTACTTGGCTCAGATAAAGTATCCACAACTTCAAATGTTTGGTCTATGACTGATGGTGTTGTTGCTAGATACTCTAAATTTTATTCTAATTTTTATGACGGTATTATTAACACAGGAGATTACTTCTATGCTAATAAAGTACCACAAGCTTTAGTAGCCGCACAAGAAACTATGAATGTTATTTTCATAGATGGTGAAATTGCCGCAGGTACTACTTCATCATATGCTGGTTACAACTATGTAATATTTGAAACTACTTCAAATACAAATCCATCATATGCTACATATGATCAATTCATTGTTCCTGATTCAAGTATTAATACTGGATCATTTACAATTACTAATGCTTCTAACCCATCTACTTTAGCTACAAATCTTGGTTACACAAGTACAGTAGGAGCTTACTACTGGGCATATGAAGTAAGTGAAGAAGTTGCTTACGAAGAAGTATTAAATGTAAGTACTATTTATGATTTCTTAAAGAAACATTACTTAAAAATGTACTTAAATAATAACGGAACATTAGAAGTTGATTTCATGGATGAAGGATTTACATCTATTGAAGCAGTTGATACGGTATCTAATAATACATTCTATGTACAATCAGCTAAATCAAACTTCAAACAAACTGTTGAAATTGAAATTCCTACAGGATATGTTCAAGTTCCTAATAAGATTCTTATTACTGGTTCTAGATACACTGAGGTTAAAGTTGGTGACTTCTTAGCCGCTTATGTTGACCCAACAGTTGTATTACAAACTGGTGAAGTTGCTAGAAAACTTACAAGAATTTTAAGTAAAAAACAATATGCTGGTGATACTACATTAGTAGAGGTTACTTGTGATGCTAGAATTGAAAAAACTAACTATAGTGGTGATTATCAAACAACTAGATACACACCTATTGATAACTACGCTACTACTTATAAAGCTATCTCTCTTAAAGGATTTAGAATTAGACAAGCTTCTTTACCTGATGGTACTGAAACTAGACAAAATGCTATACTTAACTTAGTTGCTAAAGGAACTCCTTTATTCAAAGCAATTACTAATAAAGAAGCAATCGACTTCAGATATTTAATTGACTCATTTGGTCTTGGTTTAACTGAAAGATCTAAACAACAATTAGTTGATATCTGTGGAGAAAGATTAGATGCTCTTGGAATCTTGAATATGCCTTCTATGAAATCATTTAAGAACTCATCATCTCCTACTTTCGTAAATGCTGAAGGTGTTTTACAACTTGAGTACGTTGCTAAGGGTGGTGACCCAGAAAGCTCTCCTGCGTTCCTTTATTCATTCGGTGACGGAGCAGGTACTACAGCAGTAGGTTACTTTATGCCTTACTTAACTGTAAATGATAATGGTAGACCAATTGAAGTTCCACCAGCAGCATGGGTAGGAACAACTTATATGAGAAAACATACTTCAAATATAAGTGGAATGACTCCTTGGACAATCGCAGCAGGTGTTACTAATGGTAGAATTACTAATATAGTTTCAACTGAAATGGATTTCACTAATACTGATATCGAGTGGATTAACCAAGCTCAAATGAACCCAATTGTGTTCAAGAGAAACAGAGGAAACGTAATTGAAACTGAAAATACAGGTCAAACACTTTACGACTCAGCTCTTTCATACTTACACGTTAGAGAAGTTCTTATCGAACTTGAAAGAGAATTGTCAAGAATGTTATTAGACTTCCAATGGAAATTTAATACACCTGATATTAGAGCAGAAATTAAACTTAGAGCAGACGTTATCTGTGAAACTTATGTAAGTAAGAATGGTTTATACAACTACTTTAATAAAATGGATGAAGAAAACAACACTAATGAAATCATTGATAACCAAATTGGTGTTCTTGATACATATGTTGAACCGATCAAGGGTATGGGTATTATTGTAAACAATATTACTATCTTGAGAACTGGTGCTATCTCTGCGGGTGGATTCATCAACGGATAATAATTAATAAATTTTATAATAAAAAAGAGAAAAGTGAAAACTTTTCTCTTTTTTTTTGTTATAACCATAAGGTAAATTCATAGGAGTAACTATTCTATGAATATATAAATAAAAAATAACAACATTATATGTCTGAACAAAATAATATGAGTGAAGAAGAATACTTAAAGAAACATATTGGTAATTTAGAATCTTCTAAAAATCAAAACAACTCTGATATTCCATTTGTAGAGCAACCAAAAATTGACAATACAAGAACTACAGATCTTCAATATTTTAACTTTGATATTAAAGAACTTCCATGTGGTACTTTTTACCCAACAGGTACCGTATTTATGGTAAGACCTGCTCAAGTAAAAGAAATTCAATCTTACTCAATGGTTGATGACCAAAACTTTTACGATATCGTTGAAAAAATGAATGACATTCTTCAATCTTGTGTTAGAATTAAATATTCAGATGGTAAGATGGGTTCTTATCTTGATGTGAAAGACCAAGATAGATTATTTTTAATTTTCTTAATTAGAGAATTAACATTTCAACAAGGTAATTCATTAACAGTAACTACAAAATGTGGTTGTGGAGAAGAATTACAATTAGAATTGAAAAGAGACCATTTTTCATTCCACGAAATCGATGAAAAACTTGATAGATACTTTAGTAACTCTACAAGATCTTATCACTTTACAACAGTAAATGGTAAAGAGTTTGAATTAACTCCGCCAAATATTGGTCTTCAAAAAGCTTTTACTGACTATATCTTAAAAGAAAATAATGAAAAAAGAACTCCAAATCTTTCTTTCTTAAAAATTATTCCTTTTATGTTAGCTGGTAGAACTTCTGTTACTTATGAAGGTATCAAATCTAAATTAAAAGAGTTTGAAGAAATTGATGATATTTCTTTCCAATTCTTAAATGCGGCTGTTGGTAAAATGACTTTTGGTATCAAAGAATTGAAGAAAAAATGTTCGTGTGGTGAGGAGGTCCACACAGACATGCAATTTCCCAACGGAGCGTCAGGTATTTTCGTTATTCATGATGCCTTTGAAGCATATATTAAAGAATAAGTTATTACTACAAAAGCACTTTCATACACAAGAATATGCTATGGATGAATGGCCCTTTTGGATGTTTGAAGAAAACATTAAGTTGGTTAATGAGATTGTTGAAGAGGAAGATAGCTCTAGAAAGAAACAAGAACAAGATCAGCAAAAAGGAATGCCAAACTTTGATGCTAATTCAATGATGAGAAATGCTTCTAATATGTCAAATAGCATACCGAAATATTAAAATTAAACCCACCAATTGGTGGGTTTTTTGTTTATTAGACATAAAAAAAAACCCATCTTAAAAGATGGGTTTTTAATTTTATTATTTCTATTAGTATCCAGATAAAATTGGAGGATTGATAGTAAAGTTATTATCAATGTACTCATCAATAAAGTAATCATAGATAAAGTCAGCTTGAGATGACTCAATAATGTTGTTTGATGACCAGTCTAAAGCGTAACCAGCTAATTGTTTAATTTGTACGTTTTGGAAAGTAACACGTCTTAAAACAACACCTTTTTTATCGTGTTGGTTAACAATAACAGTTCCAATAATATCACTTTTATAGTGAAGTGAACCATTTTGTGAGTTAAATACTAAATCGTACCAAGCCTTCAAAGCATTCCAAGTCTCCATAGAACCTTGTTGGTTAACGTTAACATTGAACTTGATGTTAAATTCACCAGCGGTTTTAGTTGGAGTTGTCAAGAACTGACGAGTTGAATACTTGAATCTTTGTTCTTTAACACCAACGTCAAATTGTGTTAAGTTCATATCAATATTCAACGCATTTTGAAGAAGTAAAATTGGGTTTCTACCTTGAGCCTGTAAAATAACAGGTAATACAAAGGTAATCTCAAATAAATTAAGATATACTACTTCATCAGGTAGCGTACCAGGACCCCCTGGTGAACCTGTGTTCAAAAGTTGAGTAAAATGTGGTAATGGCATATTTTTTTTAATTATTTTTTATAAATTATATATTTTTATTTGTTCTCTCTTTAGCTCTATTTTAAAATATTATGTTGTAAAAAATGCCATTTCCACTTTTTAATAAATACAATATATGAACTGTAATTATAGATATTGTAATAAAGAGATTATTTGGGGTAGACCAGATAGAAAGTTTTGTAATAAAAACTGTAAATCTAAAGAAAAGGCTATATCAAAAGAATTAAAGGCTCTTAATAGAAGAAGTAAAAAAAGTAAAGATTTTGTTGAAAAGTCAAATATTAAACATGACAATAAATATAATTATGACTTAGTGCTTTATGAAAACTGTAGAAGTAAAGTTAAAATAATATGTCCAGTTCACGAAGAGTTTGAACAAACACCAAATGCTCATTTATATGCTGGTAGTGGATGTGAGAAATGTGCCAGAGAAGCCAGAAGAAAAGAAACAATATCACAATAATTTCATATAAAAAGAAAAGAAATTTTTAATGAAAGTTTTTATTACAACAGATTGGCATTTTGGAGTATATCTTAATAACTTAGATAAGTGGTTAGATATGATGGAAGATTATTTCTATAACTCTTTTATTCCTTACATCAGAGAAAATGCTAAACCAGGTGATATTTTAATACACTGTGGTGACTTATATGACAACAGAACATCTATTCCTATCATTGCTTCATATAAAGCAGAGAAGATACTCCTAGAGTTGTCTGAGATACTTCCACTACATATTATTGTAGGCAATCATGACTTATGGAATAAAGGTTCAAATGATATTAATTCGGTTAGATTATTTAACCACGTTAATAATGTAAATGTTTATACTAATACAACTACTATTGAAGTAGATGGTCAGAAATTAGTCCTAATGCCTTGGGCTGAAAAAAGATTAGATATGATTAAAGAAATCACTAATAACCAAGGTGATTATTTATTTTGTCACTCTGACTTAAATGGTTGCCGCATGCATTTAAATTCAGTAGCACATAGAAATGCTGATAAAATTGATGTTGATGAGTTTAAGAAATACAAACATGTTTTTAGTGGACATATTCACATTCGACAAACAAATGAAAATTTCTCGTTTATAGGCTCTCCATACCAAATGGACAGAAATGATATGGGAGACCAAAAAGGTATCACCATTCTCGACCTAAGTAGTGATAAAATTGATTTTGTACCTAACACATACTCTCCAATATTTAGAAAATTTAGAGTTGCTAATGAAGAAGATATTGACAAATTAGATGAATTAAGAGGAACTAAAGATTATATTGATTTAGCTATCTCAAATAACCTGTTAATTAATAACAGAAAGCTTCGTAGAAAGTTAGAAGTTATGTTGGAGAAAGGTAATTTTGCTTCTGTAGAATATATTGACGATATTACCAAAGAGTTAGTTGATGGTGAAGATGTAAATGAATCATTAGAAGTTGAACTAGACGAGAATGGAATGGAAATATCTGTTCAATTAGAATATGAAGATTATATTAAAGAGTATATCTTGAAACAAAAGTATGATAATGATAAGTTCAAATCAGGAATTGTAAATGAATTTGATGAAGTCATTAAGATATACAATGAAAATTATAAAGTCAAAGCTGACTAAAAACAAAACCCATCTTTAAGATGGGTTTTTTATTAACTTTATTTTCAAATCTCCTGTACCTTTTATAACTCGATGATAAACACCCATTGGTATAAATGCCTTATCTATTACTTTAGGTAACTCATTATCTATTTGTATTTTCCAATCTGTATCACCAATAGACTCAATTATTCTATCTTCTCTATCACGGTGCCACATATATTCGCCAGAATCAGTATCTTGGCTAAATACTCTGATAAATTCATTATCACTTAATTTAGTTTCTTGGAAAGGAAGAAGTGTCATACACCTAATTTTCTTTTTAAATTTTCTAAATTTTGAGCAAATTTAATCTTAGTATCAGGTCTTTCATTCTCAACCGGTGTTAAATCTTTATTGATAAAATCTATATGTGTGCCAGTCGGTGAAACTTTTGGTATAGAACTATCATTTCTAATATCACCTATTTTACTATCAAGTGATTGAGAAATTTGTTTTAATAAACCTACTCCATAATAATTATTAATATCACTAGAGGATGACTTATTTAACCATCTATCTGGTCCATATATTCCAAAAAACGGATACCATTTTCCGCTAGTTACGTCTTTTTTACCACCATGTCCAGATGATAAATAAAATGGAACGTGAATTCCATTAACATTAAAGACAACTATTTTTCTATCAGCATAATCAATAATCTTAGACTTTCCAAAAATTTTATTTTTAGGATCTAATAAACCGGTTTTAGGATCTTTCGCATATGTTTCATACGGAATCTCTAATCTAGTGGCATTTATAACAGATTCAAATATTTTATATGTTTTTAAATGTTTCATGTGCTATAATATTTTACCAGAATCCGGGATAAGTTTTACCACCCCAAAGGTGTCCATATTTATTAATTCTACAAGCCCAATATCCTGCTTTAGTTTTATCTTTCTTCATATCACAGTTATGTCTAGCCGCAAATGACTTTCTAGCTTTAGGATTACTAACTTTAGCTGTTAATCCACCATGAACATCACCAAATGCTATCTTTTTAACCTTACCAGTTTTAGGATTCTTAACATAAACTTGATACTTCTTAGAACCACCACGCATTGGATAGTTTAACTTAACTTCTTTATTGTGATATTTAGCCTCAAATACATAAGCATCTTGACCATCATCATATTTACACTTACAAGGTTGACCATCAAATTCTCCTTCAAAAGAAGTACAAGCCGCTTCTCCGTTTTTAACCCAAGCTAATGGTTTAATATTTGTAACCATTTTACCCATAACATCATATTTGAAATCAGGTGTTACATCATGTATAGAAAATGCTGGTTGATTTGTCTCAACAACAAATTCCATTGGTAAATCTAAAGGAACTAGTTCACCATTGTACATTCCAAACTTACCAATATCAGTTGATTCGTATAATTCTTTATCAACATCACATAGATTAACTCTACCTAAATCAAATAACTCTCTTGCTTCTTTGATTACTTCATAGAAAGCATCAGAACCCGGTCTGAATATATTTTCAGTAATAGGTTTATTATTCTCTAAATGATATTTAAGAGATTCTGATATATTTACAGATTCTGTGAATTTAATAATTTTCATAAAATTATATTTTTATTTATTGACCAGCAATTGAGTTCATAAAGTCAGCTATATTCATAACTTTAACATCAGTTTCTGGATTTGATTCCTCTTCAGAACCACAAGCACAGTCTTGACAACCACAACTACAACCCTCTTCTTGCTCAGGTTCAAAAGAATGTGGAGTGTTATATTCTTCTTCAGATTCTTCTTCACCTTCAGGTTTAACCTCAACCTCAACTTCAATTGTAAAGTTTTCAAAGCTTTTAACTTTTCTTAGTTTATCAAATTCTTTTTTAACTTTTTCTTGGTCTTCGACATCGGTCGTAAATGATGGTTTCTCATCTTTATCTACTAAAACTTCAGCATTAAAAAGAACTTCTTGGTCTTCAATCTTGTCTTCTTTTTTGGTTTCATTAAATTTTTTAATGTGTTTCATAATTATTAGTTTATTTTGATACTCTTATATATTAAATTCACCTACTAAGAAAAGATAAATTAATATATATGTAAAAGTTTATAATAATAGATGTCAAATCATAAGAACTTATTATTTTTCAATAAAGAAGGGGATAATTTAAATTTTAATTATAGTGATATAAATGATAGATTCGAAGGATCTATAATGTTTCATGAGAACTCAAACGATACGTTTAAAACTGCGGGTATTTATACATTAGAAAAGATTCCATCTTTTGAGTTTGAAAAACCAGGTGAAATGTATTTGAGTAAATTTCAGTTATTCAATGAATTTGGATTTGACTTTTACGAGGGTAAATATTTTACTCAATCCGTAACAAAGATTGAACCTATTAACAACGATCCTAACTTTTATTCAAAATGGATTTATGGTGAAAAGTTTGATATATTTTTTCCAATTGGAACTATTATTAGATTCAATTCGTCATTTTTAGAATTCACTAATCCATTACAAACATATACCGTTGTATCTGTAAAAAAAGGAGCTATAATGATTATAAGCTCTGTGGATAACGCCACATTTGAAGTTAACTATTATAATGAATACATATACAATGATACTTACTTAGGCAAATCTATATCAGCCATTAACGCAATAGGTGTTTATAATTACATAGATGGTTCTTATAAAGATAATTTATCAGCTTGGAATGAACCAAGTTTTTATGATAAATTATACAAAAGAAAAAAACTTAATATTATAAATAGTGAGTTTAATAATAAAACGGTCACTGTTTTAGAAAAAGAAATAACAGATACTAGATTTTTTGAATACTACACTTCAAATATAGATAATAATCAAGATTTGATTATAGAAGTTGCTTCAAAAACTGATTTACCTAAAATATATGAAGGTTCATTATCATTTGAATACACTGCTGGAACTTGGTCTACACCTGAAATCAATAAATTAGTTTTTGGTGGACTAGTACCACAAGTTTTAAAGTCAGGTAGAGAATTTAAAGTAATTGGCTCTAATAATAATCAAAATTTCTTTACAGTCGCTAGTATTCCAACATTTTACGGAAATAGTCAACAAACATTTTATGATGTTAAATCTCAGGTATTATTTAATAATAAAATATATGAGTGTATTCAAGCTTATACTCAAAGTTTTGCTTTAGAATCGACACAATTTATAACACCGACAAATGAGCCAACATATTGGACAGATATAATTTCTCATGTAAAAGTTGACCAACAAATAACTCCGGAATTCTTATCAAGTTGTCAAGTTTATCTAACTACTGATAAACTTTATTTCTCACACGGCTATACACAAAGCTCGCAAGTGACTTTAGCATCTGCTGCTGAAAAATACGCAAGTGACTTAAAATCATTCAATGTTGAACTTTTTTACGAAAAAGGTCAATTGAAGGCTGATTTGATGTATCCAAGTAAATATGTAGAGGTAAATTACTATCAAGGATCAGTTGGTCCAACATATTCTATTGGTAATATTAAACAAACATATGAAAGACTAATTCAAGTATCAGAACCATTAACAAAGGAATTAAATTATAACTTCTCATCAAATCATTCAGTTAATATAGTATTTACTGACTTAGATGAATATGGTTTTAAATTAATAGTAAATAAACAAGTATTTGAAGAAGAAATAGCATGGGTTTATAGTGGTATCGGACCAGACATGGTAAGAACTATTGATAGAACTCTTAGAACTTGGTTAACAAGAAATTATATCAATCTTCAAAAATTAGGAATAATAGCCGATTTACAATATATTGGATCATTTACTTCACCTTTTTACAACTCAATAAAATTACACACAGAATATCCAAATGTTGAAATGTATGTAAATGATGTTAAAGTTGGAACAACTGCTAATTATTACATAGAACACTCAAAAGTTTTATTCAATGATATGGGTAGTTACTTATCATTAGAAATCAATAGTGATACTTATGACCAAAGTACAATATATTTAACAGGAACTTATTCACAATATCCTAATATACCAGCTACATTACAAGCTTGGGTAGATGAACATGGATCATACTTAGCAAATTATGGAATATTAGTAACTAATATACACAATTTATTAAAATTTGATGTTAAAAAATTAGATAGAAGACTAGATTATACTATAACAACCGGTAAGAGTTCTTTACCAGGTATGAGTGATTATATAATTACTAAAAAAATTAAAGGAAATAATGGTGTAGTTATAACATCTAATGAAGTTAGACTACCAGATTCTGCTTCAGGTACTTATTCATTTGAAGATGCTGGTTTCGCAACCGGAATGGCATTTTCCATAAATAACACATTTCACACTTGGAATAATACAGAGTTTAATGTTCAGTTTTTAGATCCAGAAGTTATGAATTTAAGTTACCAAGGACCATTCTGGGGCACTAAAGACCCCACTTGTAACTCATCAGCTTTTATAACACTAGCATTTGAAATTGGATTTGGACAAACTGCTTGTGATCCAATTATTGGACCAACTGGAGGTTCAAGTGGCGGTCCATTTAATTTACAACAATTTAGTAGTGCGTTTAGTTTAGCCTATAATCCAAATGTTTACACAACAAATACATATAACCTACAACAATATAATGGTACTAATAATTTAGTTGATATATCTTATGTTCAATTATCTAACGCAATTTATGCTTTTGGAGATGAGGTTGTAGTAATGGATGCGTTCTTAACAGATTACTTAACAAATATTCCTTTACCAGGAAATACACAAAGTAAAAAAATGGAATTTAATCCAGTTAATAACTACTTATATTGTGTTTCTAATAAAATCATTTACGCTATTGACCCTTTAATAAACACAGTAGTTAAATCGATGACATTCTCAAATACATCATTGATTATTGATGATGTTAAATTTAACACATCAAATGGTGATATGTATATTTCTTTTATAAATTCACCAACAGTTGATATTTATAACTCAAGTAACAATTACTATACTACTTTATCAGGATCTACAACAAACTTCCCGTCAGGTGTTGTATCAACCGGAAAAATGGCATTCAATGAATTTGAAGGTGATATGTATATTCAAACTTTTGGAGTATCAGGTCAAGTTATAAGAGTAAATACAAATAGAACTATACAAACATCTTATGGCATATCAGGTTTAACGGGTTCTTTATTTTATGAACCAGTAAATGAGTCAGTTTATGCTTACGATACATCAAATCTTTGGAAAATTGATAATGGATTAACAGTTTCTATATCAGGCGTATCAGTAACTGGATTCTCAGACATTATATTTAATAATTTAACTGGTCAGATGGATTTATCTGACTCATCAACAGCTTTCAGAGGAATTGATTTAACTACAAATAATGTAGGATTTACAACTTATCTTGGTAATTATGGTTATTTAGTATTAAATCAATATGACGGAAGTGTTTACATGTCATCCAAAGGATCTAGTGCTATAGTGGTTATTAACCCAGTAGATGGAACATCTCTTAATATCAATCCAATGACTTCGATGACTGATAGAATAATCTATAATCCTGAAAGAAAATCAATTTGGACTATACAACCAGGATTAAATTCTATAATAGAGGTTGAGGTTACACTTAATAGCACAATAACACCTGAAATAGTACCATCGGTTCCTATATCAGAAGATAATAGATATGGTACATTAAATCCAGATTATGTACCACATGATAGTTTATGGTTAAAAACTAAAGAATATTTAAGAAAACCAAGAGAGAATTTTTCTCAAGAGGCAAGAGTCGAATACTATTGGAAATGGTATTCTGATGTATCACCAGAATTCTTTATTTATGACTTCTCAGGAACTCAGTTAACTAATTCAGGTAGTTATTCATACACAGGACCTAAACCTTTACCAACGGTTGTTTTAAATAAAAAGCCTAATAAAGATTTAACAAAATTAGATTCTCCGGAATATCAACAAACAATATTTGATGAGGTTTACTACCCATTAAGTTATATTGATGACGAAACAAATATATCAACAGCACCAGAACCTTTAGAATTATTCTTAGGATTTAGAGCTGATGATGAAGGAGCAATAAGATCGATATTACAGCTTTATAAAAAAGAAGATGTCTCTTTATCAATTAATTCAACATCTACTAATAACACTTTTATAACTTTAGAAACTTTAGATCCAAATGGACCAGATAAAAGAGGTTTGATAAAATTAAATACAAACTCATCTGAATACTTTACAGAAAAAGGTCTTAAAGAAGGACAACTAATAGCCGTTTACATAAAAGATAATATGAATAAAAAGAATCAGTATATCTCACATAATAATGGTTCAGTTTTTAAAATTAGGAGTGTATTTTATAAAACTCTTATTGTTGATTTCTTAGGAATAAATGATTATTTATTTACTGAAAGTACTTTAATTTCGAATTATCCAACTTCAGGAAATACAACGTATTGTAAATTTGATATTAACGTAATTGATAGAGAAATTGGAAGATTCATAACTTATGGTCAAACTGAGATTGAGGATATACGATTCAAAACAGAATTGGGCAATGTTGGTAAATTAATAGCACCAAATGAAGTATTTATTTTCAAAGACTATGATGTTTTAGAAGGTGGTATTGATTGGACTTATCTTAATAAGAAGAGAAAAGAAATGTTAATGATGAAACACTTGATATATCCTTATATCGGTGCTTATAAATCAATTATTAATGCTATTAACTTTTTTGGTTATAACGATTTACAATTAAATGAGTATTATAGAAATATAAATCCAGAGTCTGAAAAATTCTTAAAATTATTTAAGCAGGAAATACCTGATATATTTGATAATACGGTTGAGGGTTGGACTGAAAGTGACTTCATTACAAATAACTTCCCTAATGATGATTATGAAGAAACTAGAATGTTTAACTTAACATATAACATAACTGATAAAGATGGAAATAATATCATTAATTATTCAATTGATGAGGTAATTATTAAATTACAAGGTCTTAAATACTGGTTAAAAAGAAATATTATACCTTTAACTCATAAGATATTAGACATAACAGGTAGAGCTTATTTCAAAAATCAAACTGAAATAACACACACATCATATGATATTCAAATGATTAATATTAGACAAAATATGACACCAATTTCATTCAAATTGAATGAAGTTTATCTTATGCCTATTAATAGTGGATCAAC